CCGGCGGCCGCGGCGGGCCAGGTCGAGCTGGTTGGCACCGAGGGCAAATTGACGCCGCTGGTCGAGACGCTGCTGCGACATGGCATCGCGGTTGAGGATCTCCGCGGCCGACGATCCGGCGCTGGTGCCGAGACCGCGGGCGGCGAAGGCGCCGCGGGCGGATTGCTGGGCGGCGCGTTCCTGCTCCGGCGAGAGGGAACGTCCGAGCATCAGCTCCTCTTGAGCCTGACGCTGGATCTCCGCCTCGATGGCGCTGGGGGCGCTGGCCGCTTGCAGCTCCTGGTCCATCACGCCCCGGGTCCGGGCGAGGTATTGATTATCCAACTCCCCGGCCACCTGACGGGCCGTGCCGAGCTGCTGGGCGATCATCTTCGGATACAGACGCTCGAGCGAACGCTCCTGCTCCTGCATCTGCTGAATGGCCGACCGCGTCGCCGCGGCATACATCCGGTCGTAGTCGATTGGTGCCGGTGCCGGGGGCTGCGCGACATTGTAAGTCGTGCCTCCTCCGCCACCGCCGAAAAGTCCTCCTCCTCCACCCATATTATTGTCCTCCTACTTTGTTCATTAGTTTCTCCCAGGAATATACCCGAGGTTCAAAGCTGCCCCTGCGGCACCATGCCGCATATTGCTGCGGCCGAGTCGCCACACGCATAAACTCCCGCACAGGGTTTGCGCGGCCAACAGCAGCAGCCAAAGTGACGAACCAACAGTTAGGCTCGCCGCCTTCAAAGCACTTCTCCTCCGCGTTCCACCGCAACTCCGAGGCCAGCAGAAAGACTTCCGGTGTGGCGTGGACTAAGCCGCTGCTCAGATGCTCGCCGACAAGCTCCCAGAAGTCTTGGGTCGAGTGGTTGTCCCACCATGTTTTTGCGCGTTGCCATGGGGTCATGCTTAGAACTTGATGCAGTAAAGCAGGGCGATGTTCGCGGGGCGGGTTTCGGTGCCGCCAAACGAACCGCTTTGAAAATTGGACATATTGTCTGCCATGCGTGTTATTTGTCCGCCCGCGCCACCCGTATTGTTTGCACCGAGCAGTGTGTGCGTGTGTGCTTTTAATTCATCCGCCTGCTTCGCCCCAAACGTCCCTGCCGTCGTGCCGTCGCTGTTGGTTCCACTGCCGCGCACGAAGTAGCCGCGCAGGTCGGGCAAGGCGAAGGTCGTGCTGCCATCGCCCGCGCCGTAGGTCGTGCCTATGGCGCTGAAGAGCGCGGCGTAAGTGCTGCGGCTTACTGCGGCGCCATCTGCCGCAAGCCAGCCAGCGGGGGCGCTGTTCATGGCGAATGGCATCACGGCACCCGCCGGAACTAGCACGACACTGCTATTAAGTTTTGCTTGAGTAATTGCGCCGTCTGCAACTTTCGCCGTGGTTATGGCACCGTCCAAAATCTTTGCGGTCGTGACTTCATTGTCAGCGACAACGACAGTCGGCGCGGCGGCGCTGTTGAGTTTCGCGGGGGTGACGGTTTCGCCTGAGACCCAGTTGTAAGATGCGGTTACGGTTGCCATTGGAGTAGTTGAGAGTTGAGGGTTTAGAGTTGAGGGTTAGGCGGCGTTGCGGGTTTGGCTTCGCTTCGCTTCAGCCTGTCTCGCTGCGCTCGGCTCGGTCGTTATTGTTTGGAAAGTCATTTGGTCTTTAAGCCGCATTCCTAGTTTCCGTTGGCACCTGCGATTGGAGGGCGGCTTCGATGCTGACGTTGCGGATCTCGGGGCGATTTGCCGTGGTTAGAAATTCCAGTTCGGCGTAGTGCGCCTTGGCGCGGATCGGTTGCTTGAGCGTGTAGTCTTCCGCGAGGCCGGACGTGTTGGTCTGCCCGGGCACCAGCGTGATCGTGGCGTCGGGGTTGATCGTGATGGCTTTGACCGTGACCGATCCAGTGTTGGGCAGGACGACATCGGCGAGGCTGCGGACGAAGCGTTTTGTGCTCATGCTGCCCATGCCATAGCGGCGCGTCACGATGCGGCCAGCGACCGGCGTGATGACGTTAGCCTCCACGTCCGGCGACTGGTCGCCTTCCTCGATCTCGTCGAGGAGCATGAGGCGACCGGCCTTGTTGCTGACAAAGAGGCGGCGCTCGTTGGCGCGGGTTGCCACTACGAAATCATCTACGCCGAAGCCGTAGATGTCGCGGGTTTCCCACTGGTCGTTCAGCGCATTGTAAAGGAAGACGCCGTTGTTGTTGTCGGCACCGGCCAGCGGGACGGCGAGGTAGTAGCGGTTGCTATACCAAAGGCCGACCGAGTTCTTGAGCAAGGTCGCGTTGAGGTCGTCGAGCTGGTTGGCGATGGGATCGCTGAGAGGCTTGGTGTCGCCGCGCAGCTTCAAGTCGAGGCGGCTGTCGAGGCGGTAGACACCGGAGTCACTGAGGAAATAGACAAACTGCCCCGCCGTGGCGATGGAGCGGCGGGCCGCGCAGCCGACCTCGTCGGTGAGGAGCGTGAGCTTACTGAGCGCCGTGTCGATAGCCGTAGAGGCGCCGTCCACGCTGGCGAATTGGTTGACCTCGGCCAACCAGATGGACTTGCGACAGAAGACGAGGAAGCTGTTCTCCACCCACGGATGCACCGCGACAACGAAGTCATTGCTGCCCGCACCGGCGCGGAAGGACTGCCAGTAAGGATCGTAGGTATTGGCGTCCAAGATATCGCTGATGAGCACGTTGTTCTTGCCGTCAGGAAGCACCAGCCGGTTGTTGACGTAGGCGCCCCAAGGCGTTGAGCGCATGGTCTTGTAGGTGGCCGAGAGTCCGGCGGGCACGCCAGCGGGGCTGCGAACAAAGGATGTGGTGATGCCGTCCCAGTAGAGCGGCGCCTTGACGCGGCGGATGGTGCGGCCGCTGGTCGTGGCATCGGTCGCGGTGCCGCTCGGCACAGTGATCGTGAAAGAGTTCGTTGAGACCGTGGCGATGTCATACTCAACGCCGTCAAAGGCTGCGACAGTGCTCCCCTCGATGCGCACGCGGGCACCGGCAGGGAAGCCGTGGCCAGTCAGGTTGACGGTCGCCGTGGTGGACGCCACCGTGATGCCGCCGGTCGTCACATTCTTGATGACCCAGCCCGGACGCGAGGCGTCGGCTTCGCGGAAGAGGTAGAGACGGTCATTGGCCTGCGTCATGGAAATCGTGTCGGTCGGCTCAATGACCTCATCCGGTGATGTCGGGTAGGCAAGCTCCTGCGGGAGCACGCTGATGACGATGGTGTCGCCGTTCTCGTCTACGATTTCTTCTCCGGTGTCAGTAACCAGAAAGCCGCCCGCCCAGACACCGGCGAAGGATTGGTTGTCGTCCAGCAGGATGGTGTAAGCGCGGTCGCCGCCCGCCAGCACAACGATCTCCGCGCTCTGCACCTGATCCGGCGAGCGGTAGACAGATGCCGCAAAGATGCCGCCGCTGTAGACGCTCTGCACGACCGGCGCATTCGGCGCAGGGTTCAGCACGAAGGGAACCGTGAGCGGCGAGCTGGCCACGCTGATAGCGTCCGCCATGCGCTTGGCACCCTTGCGCGTCACCGCCACGCCACGATCAAGCCGCATGTTCTCGCTCAACTGGAGCATGCCAGCAGGCAATGCGACCGGATTGATGCGCGAGGCATAGCCTGCGAATCCGGCGTCGCCGTCTCTGAGGATGGGGCTTTCTAGGGGCATTTAGATGTTAGCCCTCATACATGATATTGACCGATCCAGCGTCGAAGGTGTCGGTTCCGTTGACGGTGGTTAGGCGGACGCGGTCGAGGGTGCCGGACAGTGCAGGACTGACGCCTCCTCCAGACCCACTTTCGCCCGATCGCACTACATGTGACGACACCCATGTGTTTCCAGACACAAGTGTTAGAATCATGTGTCCGGCGACTGCATATGAAGATACGTTAAAAATGCAAAAGCCCGCTGTAGAAGTTGTTCCCGCAGTTTGGTTGCTATAGTTGAAGGTGCCACCCGCAGAACTGTATCCACTTGTCGTCACACTTCCCGATCCCACCTGCACCAGCAATGCGCTACTTCCATTCGTTGACACCCCATTAAGCATCACCGTAATCCGCCTCACCCAAGACGGGATGCCAGTGAAGTCGATGCTCGTGCCGCCGGTGGTGGCTTGCGCGGTGGCAAGTGTGAGAGGCTGCGAGAGCTTCGCCGGAGTGATTGCCGCATCATTGACCATCGCCGTGACAACCTTGCTGTTCCCAATCGCCGTCACACCGGCATTGCTGATCGTCACGTCGCCAGTCACGGCAACCTTGGTCGCCACGTTGCTGCCGTTGCCGACAAGAATGTTGGCGCTGTCGAGCGCGGCGAGCTTGCTGAAGGCAATGGCGGCCGCCGCATCAATGTCCGCATTGACCAGCCCGCCGCGCACTACAGAGGCTGCGACACGCTTGGTCAGTCCGCTCTGCTCTATGACGAACTCGTCGCCGGATGCGAGGGTCGTTGCTTGGGTTAGTTGTCCGATTGTTTTGGCCATAGGATTGGAGGTGCGAAGGTGGGAAGGTAAAAGGTGGGAAGGTTAGTTGAGCGCGGCTTTGAGGCGGGTCTTGAATCTGGCGGCGTCGGCGGGGGAGATGTCGGTTTTGCGGGTTGGGGCGACTTGTTGGTGGGTGAGGACGAGGTTCATCGGGATACCCCACTTCTTCATCCGGGGGACGAGGTATTCTAGGGCGCTGGCCATGGCGGCTTCGCCGAGGGGGTCTTCGTAGGTGTTGCCTTCCCAGGCGACGCCGAGGCTCCAGCTATTTAGGTCGGGGCGGCCGTGCCAGTTGCTGCGGCCGGCGTGCCAGCAGCGGTCGGTGTCGTTGGCGAAGACGGTGCGGCGGCCGTCGCGGGATATGAGGACGTGGTAGCTCACCTTACTCGCGGGGTTGGTGATCCAGGCGCAGCTGCCCCGGTAGCTGCCGTCGCTGTGATGCAGGACGATGGCTTCCGGCTTGATGCGGTGGGCTTGTTTGTTCGGCGTGCTGAGTCGGCGCTCGTCGTAGGTCGTCAGCGGTGGCTCGACGGTGAAGCTCGGCCTGGATGCGGAGGCAAAGTTCGGCAAGGCCGGCGCTGGGGTAGCGTCGGATTTCTTGCCAAAGATTCTCTTGAGCCAGGTCCACATGGGTTATTTCGCGTGACCCTTGGGCGGGGGATTGACGGTGACGGTGGCTTGTTGACGCACGAAGTCGTAGCCGAC